GTGTTTGTAGGTGCTTCAAATGTGCCTTCTGTTGTGCGAGCAAAAGCAGAAGTTGTTGCGCTCTGTAGAATTGTTAGAGCTTGGTTAGAAACAACTGCCCAGTTAGCAGAACCACGACGTGTACGCTGAGCAATTAAGTTGCTTACACGGTTGATTTGGATTGCTAGAGCAGCGTGCTCATCACCTACGAATGTTGCTGTACCTGAAACTAATGACTGGTCATATGTTTCTTCTACTGTAGCAAGACCACGTAGTGAAGCTAGGATTTCTTGGTCGATCTCAGCAGTAATTTCTTGTGCTAGAGCGGCCATGATTTCTGCTTCGATATCAATACCTTGTTGTGCTTGAGCATCTTGAGCAGCCTCGAAAGTCCAACGTGCGCTTAGTTTGCGGCTCTTGGCTTCCACAGGTGTTTTCAAGATTTGAATGCTCATACGACGACCTGGTTGACCTTCCAAGTTCGCTGTTGTAGCAGCCTTTGGACTTGAGTCATTGTTATTACCAGAGTAAGCAGCAGCAATCTTGAATGGGCTTAGTGCCTCTTCACCTGCTGTTACACCGTCACCATCGTCAGCATAACGAACACGTAGTGTGTGAATTTGTGCTACTGGACCGGTCATTGGCTGAACACCAACAATCTCGTTAGCAATAACTGTGGGCATAACACGACGAATAACTGGAAGAATTACACGGTTTAGTGTAGCAATGTTACCAGCACTTGTCGCGCCTGCTGTTGCGCTTTCAGCCAAGTAACGACGTGTATTTTCCAAGCATACTGCCATAGAACTACGACGGTTACCAGATAGGCCTTCAAGCAGAGCTTCTTTGGTCTCTGACCATCTTTCGTTTAATAGTTGTGACATTTCCTATTGTCTCCTTGAATTATTTTAGACCCGCCAACTTACGGATGTCTAAGATATTGTCTAAGCCTACCTCAGGCTTTGCTTCTCTATTACCAGTTACTTCAGTGCTTTCAGAAAGAATCTGTTTTTTAGTCTTTCTTTCGCCTTCCATTACTGTAGGTAGGTACTTGTCAAAAGCTGTAGCAAGTTTAGGAGTCTGTACACTCTCTAAAAGTTCTTGCATTAGCTCTCTCTTGTCAGCACTTAAAGGTGCCAGTAATTCAGCCATAACATGCTTACGTTCCATTAGGTCCTTAGTAACACGAATCTCGCGATCCTTAGACTCAACGATTGTTTGTGTTTCTGTTACAGCCTTCTTTGCCTCAGAAAGTTCTTGCTCTTTCTTTTCGATGATCTTTAACAATTTACTTGTTTCAGATTTTTCATTAAGGAAAGATGAAGAATATTCCTGAGCGAATGCTTCATAAATTCTACGACCAAAGTCATTGTTACGAGCACCATCAATATCCTCTTTGAGTTGAGAAATTTCTTTGGTTAATGTTCTTGTAACAACACCTTCTACTACTTTAGCAGACTGTTTAATGAACTGCTGTTTGATTTCTTCAAACTTACTCTTGGCTTCACGAACTAACTTAACTTTCGTTTCTGCTAGATCCTTCTTGTCTTGAGCAAATTCTTTGATCTCACGTGCCAGAGCATGAACAACAAACTGCTCTAACTTTGTAAAATTCTCAGATACTTTCTTACGATCACCTTGGAATTCTACAAGTTCTTTACCTAGTTGCTGAATAACAAATCCTTCTAGTTTCTTGGCATCTTCACTCATCTTTGCTTGATAACGTGCTTTTGCTTCTGCTAGAGATTTTTTGTCTTCATGCAATTCAGCCATTTCAGCTCCCAAGCGGTCGCTTAACAACTTGTCGATTGCTTCAACCATCAACTGTTTATCATGTTGATATTTTGTAGCGAATTCTTCACGAAGTTCAGCTGTAACTTGGTCGCGATTCTCTTGAATCTTAGCGGTAAGAGCAGATTGAAGTTCGGTACCTAAGTCCTCCGAAATCGCCCCGCTTTCCACTAATTTTTTGAATGCGTCCAACATTTATATTTCTCCTCGGGCTTATTTTAGACCTTTAATAACATTAAGGAGAGCCTCCTTAAGATATTTCTGGGCCTTTGGATCTTCTTTTACTTCTTGTGCAACCTTTGCAGCACGATATCCATAGCGTGTGTTCATGAGATGTTCATAAACAGGAGTAGGATATGCGCCAGGCGCACTAGGTTGAGCAACTACATCGACCGTTATGATTTCGAAATCAGATACATGGCCGTTCATGTCGTTAACATTGCCGCTACCACGAGAACTTACACCAAGTTTTACACCGCTCTCGAGCATGGTACGAACTAAGTTACCCATTGGAGTCGGAAGGATTTTCATCTTTCCATATCCGTTCGGACCTTCCATCCACATTTGAGTGATCATATGTGACACGCGATCCAAATTAACTTTTAAATCATCAGGATGATCGACTTCGCCTAATACTGAATATCCTCCTTGAATTTGATCGTTTAGTGTTTTTACTGCACGTTCAATTTCATCAACAGGATAAACACGCTGATTAGCATTACGTATTCCACCTTGAATGGCAATACCTTTAAGATAAAGGGTTTTACCATCTTTATCATCAGACTCAAGCACTGCTTGAGCCTGATCAAAACTCAGTTGTTCACGTAGATAGGCTAGTTGCTTCATCTTCTAATTAGGCGTTACGATTAGGTGCGCCGTTTAATGGGCTCTTGGCAGAATCAGCACCGCTGGTTTGACCTGCTTTATCACCTGTTCCTGATCCTACTGGACCTGCGCTCTTGTTATTTCCTGGATATCCAGAACCCTGTTTCTTGACAGTTTTAACACCGCTTTCAACACCGTCAACATTATGTGTTCCAGAACCAACAAACTTACCACCTTGTTTTACTAAACCACCTACTTTACCATGTGGCTTTGTTCCATCTTCTGCGTGAGTAGAACTTTTACCTAGGATATTGTGAGCGCTAGCACCTGTTGTTGGCTTACCTTTTCCAGAACTAATTGGGGGACGACCTTCTTGTGCTGTGGGCATTTTTTCACCTGTGTTGGCACCAACAATCTGTCCCTGTGATTTCATAGAATTTTTGTCCCAGTCGTTACCAACTTTTTCTTTGTACTCACGTGTGACACGACGGTTTTCCATTGCAGGAACGCCCATCATTTCGTCTGTTTTATCGTCTGCACCAAATTCTGCGTCAGCAGGCATTTCACCACCGCCATGACCTGTCGCTGCTTCTAGTTCTGCAAATGCTGCTTCTAATTGATCAATGGCTGCTTTGATGTCCATAATGGCTTCTTCTTCGCCACCTGCCTCAACATCACCACCGAAATCATCGGTCTTATCCTGTGGCGGCATATCGCCCATGTCATCGTCGTCGCCGTCCATCATGTAAGAATCTTCTAGTTCTTCGTCAGACTCATCCATGTCCTCATCTTCGGCTTCGTCCATTTCCTCATCGACAGACTCATCCATTTCTTCATCAGACTCATCCATTTCTTCGTCTGCAGATTCGTCCATTTCTTCTTCGTCTGCTGCTTCATCCATTTCCTCATCAGCAGCTTCATCCATTTCCTCATCTTCTTCTTCAGAAATTAGATTTTCATAGATATCACGAGATTTTTCAACAACTATCTCATGGAAAAGCTCATTGGCTTTATCCATTTCCTCGTTAATGAGATAGTCTAATAATTGTTCAAATTTAGACATTTTGCGTTGTTCTCCTATACTGTAGCGGCAAGGCTGTCGAGTATATTTACAAAATGATCTAAAAGGGTAAGCGAAATAGGCCAAAAACGGTTCGTTTTGACCTCGTTTGATTAATTTTCGTTAAAAAATCAACGAAAATTTACATTGTCTGTGCCTCTGGAGGAGGCATAGCATACATTTTTCTAACTAGACCTAGTTCTTCACGCTTTTCTTTATCGTGTGCTTCACCGGCTTTTCTAATTTCATTAAGTGCTTTTAAGGTCAAACGCATCTTACGAACGTCTTTATTTCTAAGAACGCTAGTATCGTTTTGACTGAGATAGCGTCCATCCTCTTGAGGCTTAGAATGTTCTCTATCGAAGTAAATGAATTCTCTTAAAAACATGTCTGTATTTACCTTGCAGGCGGGGTCTGAGCCATGGCTTGTCCACCAGGAGGAACACCTCCTTCTGCACTAGGCATCTCGCCTATTTCTTCAGGTGCAGCAGTATTCGAAGTTAATGAACCTAGATCACCCTCTAGTCCGTTTGCAGTAATTCCTGCTCCACGTAATTCTGCTCCAGCAACTGGTTTAGTATCTTCGTCAACATTTTCTTCACGCCACATTTTTTCGTTTTCTGCAATCTCCTCAGCAGTTAATCCTAGGAAACGTTTTAAAGCGAATCTTCGGCTGACAAATGGTATAGAAACAATATTACTAAATGCATTCATTCTAACGCCGTCCATCTCTGCTTGACGATAACTGGCGAAATTCTGAGGCGGATTAAATTTTAGATCAAAAATATTGTTATCAATGTTTACACCTTTGGTATGTAGATACATCTTAAATTCTGTATCAAACTGCTCATGCATCATGGATTGTAATCGTTCACAATATTTGTTGAACCTAAGTTCTTGTATATAAGCAGTTCCCACTCTTCCATCGTTGAAATTACTGCCTCCGTCATCTGGGCCTGTAGGTAAGTAACTGCTAGGTATGCGCAAAGCACGGAATAACTTATTGGTAAAGTATTTGAGGTCATCTATCTCTCCCAAATTAGTTCCGCCGGGTAAAATTTCCACCTTAGAACCACGCCCTTCTGCTGTCTGTGGGAAAAAATAATCCTCGTTTATACTTAAAGGATTATAACCAGCATCTATCACAGTCTGTGAACCGCCTGTATTGCTTGGAATACGACGCTGGTTGACTTCATTTTTTACACGTTCAACAAAACTCATAGCCAAATGGCTTGGCATATTGCCCACGTCAATATAAAATACACGGCGTTCAGGCGCACGTTGAACACGATAAATGATAATAGCATCTTCTAGAAGTTCTTTTTGCTTGAAAACCTTAAAGATGCTTTCCATTAGAGAATTTCCAAATGGATAATTGTTATCTAATCCTTCACTCATAGATATATGAATTACGTGACGAGCATCAATTGTGTATTGATTCTGGTTTTGCTGGAATCTACTTGAATTAGTTGAAGTAGGAAAACTGCCGACCATACCACGTGAACCACCTGCACCGCCTTGACCTGTGCCGTAACTACCGCCAAACATGCTACCACCACCTTGAACATTACTAGGCTGTATAGCAGTTGTGT